TTCAATTGGTTGAGAAAATTGCTTCTTTTGGTCAATTGCTCTTATCTAAAGCAAAACTTGCATTTGAGTCTGGAAACATAGATATGTTTTTTCAATCTCAGGTCAAGAATGCTTATGATGATGAGTACAGTTACCTCAAATCCCATAAAGCTCTGATTGATGCTGGTCGTTGTGCTGAAATTAGTGACATGACTTATGATCGTCGTGTTGTTGAATGCATTCAGACTACATTATCATTGTTGAACACTTGTAAAGTTGGAGAAAGAGCTTATTACTCTACTCGTCTTGCAGTTTTGCGTGATATTCAAGCATCACGAAGTCTTTCCAAAAAAGATGGCATTCGTATCAAACCATATGGTATTCTTATTTTTGGAGGTTCTGGTGTTGGAAAGACTGCAATTGCTAATGCTTTGACGCGCTATGTCCTTCAAGTTAATGGATATGATTATAGTCCTCATGCTGTAACATCCATGAACATGGAGGATAAATATCAATCTGAATATGGAACTCAACATCAAGGAGTTATTTTTGATGATATTTGCAACACTGCTTTGGATCGTGTGGATGGTTCACCTACATTGCCAGTCATTATGTTCTTGAACAATAACACGATGGCTGCTTTGAATGCTAATGCAGAAATGAAGGGAAAGATTATGATTGAGCCTGCAGTTGTTACTGCTACGACAAATGTTAAGGATTTATTATCTAATCAATTGTCAAATGAGCCTCTTTCTATTAATCGTAGGTTTGAACTCACTATCACTCAAAGGGTAAAACCTGAGTATTGTAAGCCTGGAACTGCAATGTTGGATAGCTCAAAGGTTGCCCACATGTCTGAAGCTCAATTTCCTGATTATGCTCTTTTCACCGTTGAAGAACCTCGTTATAGGGAAAACTCAACTGGAGACAAGTTTAAGTCGGGAAAAACACAAAACATTGTTTTTGTACCTCGAGAATTTGAGGGGAAGCCATTGATTGATGTTGATATCAAGACGTTGTTGCGTTTTATGATGAAAGATTCTGAAGAGCATTTTGCACGACAGAAGGCATTTGTCCAAGCGCAACGTAATTTGGCGGATATGCCATTATGTCCATGTGGAATGCCAGAGGGTATGTGTGAATCTTGTCCTTTGGATTCCCAAGCTGGTATTCCTAATATTGGTGAGGTTGTAGAATATCTTACTGCGTTGGAAATTCGAG